CAGGGCTTGAATTTATCCTATAATACTGTTAAAACAATTAAACTTACGGAGAAAATAAATGGCAACAGACAAAGCGCTTCCAAACGAACCAAGAAAAGAATTTGAAATTCCTGGTGAAGAAGAAATTCAAGAACAGGTAGTTGAAGAAGTACAAAAAGAACAAGAGTCACCTGATGATGTAGAAGTCATAGAAAATGAAGATGGCTCTGTAAATATTGATTTAGATCCTCAGGCTGCAACACCTGAAGGTGGTGACGAACATTATGCAAACTTAGCAGATTTTTTACCTGACGAAGTTTTAGGAAGAATGGCATCAGATCTTTCTTCTAAATATCAAGATTATGTTTCATCAAGAAAAGATTGGGAAAAAACTTACACACAAGGTTTAGATCTTTTAGGTTTTAAATATGATCAAAGATCAGAACCGTTTAGTGGTGCAAGTGGTGCAACTCACCCTGTTCTTGCAGAAGCAGTTACACAGTTTCAATCTTTAGCCTACAAAGAATTATTACCAGCAGATGGACCAGTAAGAACTCAAATCATCGGAGTACAGACTCCAGAAAAAGTTCAACAAGCAACTCGTGTAAAAGATTTTATGAATTATCAAATAATGGATCAGATGAAAGAATATGAACCAGAATTTGATTCTATGTTATTCCATTTACCTTTATCAGGTTCTACTTTTAAAAAAGTTTACTATGATGAGGTGGAAGAACGAGCGGTATCAAAGTTCGTTCCTGCTGATGATTTAATCGTTCCGTACACTGCTACCTCATTAGACGATGCGGAAGCGATTATTCATCGTGTAAAAATTTCTGAAAACGAATTACGTAAACAACAAATTGCAGGTTTTTATAGAGACATAGAACTTGGAAAATCTGCTGATCAAGAATCTGAAGTTGATAAAAAGGAAAGAGAATTAGAAGGTATTTCTAAAACTAACAATGAAGATGTATATACAATTTTAGAGTGTCACGTGAATTTAGATATTGAAGGTTTTGAAGATGTCAATCCCGAGACTGGTGAGCCGTCAGGAATTAAACTTCCATACATTGTAACTTTAGAAGAATCATCAAGAGAAATTTTATCTATTAGAAGAAACTACGAAGTTGGAGATCCAAAGAAAAACAAAGTAAATTATTTTGTACATTTTAAATTTTTACCGGGTTTAGGGTTTTATGGTTTCGGTCTAATCCACATGATTGGTGGACTGTCAAGAACAGCGACCGCAGCTTTAAGACAGCTCTTAGATGCGGGAACGTTATCTAATCTGCCAGCTGGTTTTAAAATGAGAGGAATAAGAATTAGAGATGATGCACAATCTATTCAACCGGGAGAGTTTAGAGATGTAGATGCACCAGGTGGAAATTTAAGAGATTCATTTATGATGCTTCCGTTTAAAGAACCAAGTCAAACCTTACTCGCATTAATGGGTGTGGTTGTTCAAGCAGGTCAAAGATTTGCATCAATTGCAGATATGCAAGTTGGTGATGGTAATCAACAAGCAGCAGTTGGAACTACAGTTGCATTATTAGAACGTGGTTCAAGAACCATGTCAGCAATACACAAAAGAATTTACTCTGCACTTAAGAATGAATTCAAACTTATGGCAAGAGTATTCAAGTTATATCTACCACAACAATATCCGTATGATGTCGTTGGGGGTCAAAGAATGATTATGCAATCAGATTTTGATGATAGAGTAGATATATTGCCAGTTGCTGACCCCAACATATTTTCTCAAACACAGCGTATTTCACTAGCGCAGACGGAACTCCAACTGGCAACCTCAAATCCACAAATGCACAATATGTATCAAGCATACAGAAATATGTATGAAGCATTAGGTGTAAAAAATATTGATAGTGTTTTAGTAAAACCTATGCAACCTACACCAAAAGATCCGGCGTTAGAACACATTGATGCTTTAGGGGGTAGACAGTTTCAAGCGTTTCCTGGTCAAGATCACAGATCACATATTACCGCTCACTTAAATTTCATGGCAACGAATATGGCAAGAAACAATCCAATGGTCATGGCAAGTTTAGAGAAAAATATTTTTGAACATATTTCTTTAATGGCTCAAGAACAAGTTGAATTAGAGTTTAGAGATGAGATGCAACAACTTCAACAAATGCAACAAATGATGCAACAGAATCCACAAATGGCTCAACAGATGCAAATGCAAGCAATGCAGATTCAACAAAAGATTGAAGCTAGAAAAGCACAGTTGATTGCTGAGATGATGGAAGAATTTATGAATGAAGAGAAGAAAATTACTTCACAATTTGATAATGATCCAATTGCAAAACTAAGAGCAAGAGAATTAGACCTTAGAGCAATGGAAAATGATCGAAAAGAACGTGAAGGTAAGGAGAGAATGGACCTTGATAAGATGAAAGCAATGATGAATCAACAAAATCAAGATGAAAAACTTGATCAAAACGAAGAATTAGCAAAATTAAGAGCTGATACATCAATTGAAAAGACAATTTTATCAAAAACTATTCCTAATGTTGACTCAATGATGAAAAATTCTGCTCCAACAATGCCAAAAGTAAAAATTTTTAGAGGAGGAAACGAATAAATGAGAAATAAAATGACAAAATCCGAAAAAAAGGTTAAAAAGGTTATGCGGGAATTCAAAAAAGGTGAATTACCGATAGGGAAGTCAAAGAAAAAAGTAAAAAGTCGTAAACAAGCGATTGCAATTGCTTTATCAGAGGCTGGCAAATCAAAACCAAGGAGATAAAATGGAAAAACTAGATAAAATAATGGAAGTTAAAGTTGGTGAGCAAGAAATTGAGATTGATCCAAGATCAAAAAACACTGCTAACAGATCTTTTAACTATATTGGTACTGGTGGACCTGAAATGGAAGTTCAAGGTCAAGGTGCAGTATTAGCAGAGAAGAAAAGAAAATCAAAAGCGTACTAATATGTGGTTTGGTGCTATTAAATTAGCCGTTCAAGCTGGCTCTCATATTTTTAAAAACCGTCAAAAGACTAAAATGCTTATGGCGGATGCACAAATGCGTCATGCAGAGAAAATGGCCAATGGTGAAGCAGAGTACCAAGGCAAATTATTAGAAGCAAGGCAATCGGACTGGAAAGACGAATTCATTTTAATTTTACTTTCGGCCCCTATTGCATTATTATCATGGGCAGTATTTTCTGATGATCCAAGTGCAATGGAAAAGATGAAATTGTTCTTTGAATACTTTTCACAACTTCCATTTTGGTATCAGACAATTTTCGTGGGCGTCATAGCGAGCGTTTACGGACTTAAAGCAACTGACTTAATTAAGAGGAAATAAAATGTCAAATAGAAGATATAACACACAAACAAGAATGAAATTTTTAAAAGGTGGTCAAGCAAAACTTGATGCTGATGGTGATGGTAAAATCACTGGTAAAGATTTTGCTATGTTAAGAGGTAAGAAAAAAGATAACAAAAAGAAAAAACCATCTATGATGGCAATGGCTATGAAGGGTAAAAGATAATGGCAAAACTTTGTGCAAAAGGAAAAGCTGCTGCGAAAAGAAAATTCAAAGTATATCCTTCTGCATATGCTAACATGTATGCCTCTGGAGTTTGTTCTGGTAAAATAAAACCAGGTGGAAGAAAAAAAGCTAAAGACGGTGGAATGATGAGAGCTGGTTTAGCTAGAAGAAAAAGAGCGGGTTGTGCGTAGTTATTATTCTGAAGGTGGATTAAGAAAATGGGTTGCTGAAAAATGGGTAGACATTGGAGCTCCAAAGAAGAACGGGAAATATCAACCTTGTGGGAGAAGCAAAGGGAGCAAGAGGAAGTATCCAAAATGCGTTCCACTTGCAAAAGCCACACGGATGACAAAAGGGCAAAAGGCATCTGCTGTCAGACGAAAAAGACAAGCGGGTAATAAAGGACCAAAACCAACTAATGTTAAAACATATGTTTAGAAAAAGATTTCAAAAAGGAACAGATAAAATTTATAGTCAATTAGAACATAAAGTTCCTTATCCACATGGTCAAAGAGTTAAATTAGCTAAAGGTGGAAGAACTCCTGCTTGGCAAAGAAAAGAAGGTAAGTCTGCTTCCGGAGGCCTGAACCGTAAAGGTATTGCATCTTATAGAGCAGCTAATCCTGGATCAAAATTATCAATGGC